GCACATGCTTATTGCAAGCCCACGCGACAGACGGCCGCCGATCGGTCGTGAGCACGCCAAAGCCATCGTCGCGGCAGCGGCATATCGCGCAGACGCCGCCGTTGCTGGCCCGAAGCGGCGGCCATTTGGAAAGTCGAACCGTGCGCATTTACATCTCGATCCATTTCGCGACGTTGAGGCGTTCGGCGACAATCGGATGATTTTCAAGCAGCCATTTGAAATCTTCCTGCTCGCTCATGTCATGAAGCCACACATAATCATCGCCCCAGGCGTCGTGCATTGTCGCTAAGTCATGCGCGGCGTCCGCGCATTCCACATGGCTGTAATCGCTGTAGAAATCTCCCTCATAAATGCCGGCTGTCTTCGACGCCGCAGCCCCTATCTCAATAAGCCTGCCGCAATGCTGGCAAGTGTGCCTATTGCGCGTGCGCTTGATCGTCGTCGATGATTGAAAGTCGCTCATTTTCAGCTCCTAGAACGGGATGTCGTCGTCGACGAGTTGCGGCGCGCGCTCAGTTCCCTCGGGCGCTAGGTGATGCCCCACAATCTCCGGGTATGGCCCTGTCGATTTCAGTTTAATTGCGAGGACTCGGCGCAATTCCTTACGGGCGCGGTCGACACCCTCTTGCGCTGTCGCCGGGACCGGAAGCTCGCCGCCCAATTGTCGCCACCAAATGCCGGCGTTGCCGCGCGCGCGGCCAGAATGCGCGAAGCAAATCCACTGGCGCGATGTCGTAAAGCCCGTCTCGTATTCCACGCGCATCGAATCAGGCGAACCCGGCTTGGCGTGGATCGCGTAGCGGACGCCGGTCACACCAAGCCACTTTGGCTCGATAACCTCGGTAGAGAGGATGGCGACATGCTGGGCGCGCGGCTCGTGGCGGGCCGGCTTCGGCGGCCACTCATAGTGGCAGTCAGGGCATGTCGGCTCATAAACCGCGACAAGCGCGCGACACGTCGGGCACATCTTGGCTTTGATTTCATCGTCGTCGTCGCCGTCAGTAAGATCAGGCTCGCGCTTTTCGCCGGGGCCGCCACTCCGCATCGACTTCACCATGTCGACGGGGCCGTGCCGAACCACGTTTCCGGCGAAGTCGAGAATGAGCGCGTTCGTCTTGCCAGGGGCGCGGCGGAACGCCCGCCCGATCATCTGGACATAAAGCCCCGTCGAGAGCGTCGGACGCAGCATGGCGAGAAGGTCGACGTGCGGCGCGTTGAATCCCGTGGTCAGCACGCCAACGCTCGTCAAGCATCGTATGTCGCGAGCTTTATATCTCTTGATGATCGAATGACGCTCGCCCGCAGGCGTCGAACCCGTCACCATCTCGCACGAGACGCCATGCCGGCGCATCTGGTCGCGCACGTCGCGCGCATGGTCGACGCCCGTGCAGAACGCCAGCCAGCCCGCGCGATCCTTGCCGCGCTCGACAATCTCGCTGACGGCCATCTCGACAACCGTGGGAATGCGCGCCGCCGCGTCCATTTCCGCCTGAATAAACTCGCCGGCGCGCTTGTGGAGCCCCGACGTGTCGATCTGCGCCGCGTCGTCGCCGGCCTTGCCTATCAACGGCGAAAGATAGCCCTGCTCGATCAACTCGATTACGCCGGCCTCATAGACGATCTTCTCGAATAGCGCATCGGGGCCGCGATCCAAGCGCCCCGAGTCAAGACGAAATGGCGTGGCCGTCAAACCGACGAGGCGCATATCTGGCACGCGCTCCCGGCAATCGCGGATGAAGCGTCCATACATCGAGTCGGCGCTACGCCCGATCAGGTGAACCTCGTCGACGATAATCACGTCGAAGTCGCCGAGGATCGCGCCCTTGCTGTGAACGGACTGGATGCCCATGAACAGGATGCGCGCTCGCTGGTCGCGCCGGCCGAGCCCGGCCGAATAGATGCCCACGGGCGCGTCCCGCCATTCGGCGATAAGCTCTTGGACGTTCTGCGCGATCAATTCCTTGACGTGCGTGATGACGCCAATGCGGAGCGTCGGCCATTGGGCGAGCAGTTCGCGGCAGATGGTCGCGAGGATCAAGCTCTTGCCGCCTCCGGTCGGAATGACGATCAGCCCGTTGCCGCCGCCTTCCTGCCAGAAGTCATAGAGCCCGTCGCACGCAAGGCGCTGATAGGGGCGAAGTTCATGCGCCATTGGTGGCGGCTCCATTCGTTGAGGTATCGTCGCGCCAGACCGTGCCGTCGCGGAGGATGTATTCGACCCACGGCGCGCGCTCGTCGGCGTCTACCTGTTCTCCTGGCACGAGGCCCGGAAGGTAGATGTGGCTCTCACAGCCCGCTTGCTGCTCGTCATATGTCAAATCGTGAATATGCCGCTCGCAATGCCAACGGGCGTCGTCACCATCCATCACGGGAGATGAATGCAAGCACGTCCGACAGTTGCGTCTTGCCCAGCCGCCATCGTGGCAAACCGCCTTGTGCTGGCAGTAGCCGCACGCGAATGCCATCTTCTTGGTCGGATCGTCATGCAGGCGCATCGGCGGCGCGTCGGCGGTGATGATTTCCAAAGCCTTGGCGATCAGCCGCATGGCGAATATCGGATCGTATTCGACGCGCTCGGACTCCAGTTCCTCGTCGTTCTTGCCGTGGAACAGGTAGAGCGCGCGCGTCAGCCCCTCGTAGTGCATGTAGATTTGCATCTGAGCTTCGTGCTCAACCTTGGCCTCGACGACGCCGGCCGAGCGGGTTTTCTCAAACGATTTCTTGTTGTGCGTCTTGCACTCGACAAGGTGAGGCGTCTTCGGCGCTTCCACGACGCCCATTGCCACGCCGTCCATGTGGCCGCGAAAATGGCCGCCATGATCCGAGAAGCCGAACTGCTCGCCGTTCTCGTCAACGTCCCAAACCTCGACACCAGACATGCGAAGATCGGCGATCATGCGGGCTTCCTCGCGGTGGCCAGTCTCGAACAGCCGCAACATGCGGCCGTCGAACCGTTCCGGCGGGCTTACCCACCGGAACGAGTAAAACAGCTTCCGAGCACACGGATCGCCGATGATAGAAGCGCCGAGGTAGTTGCGCTCCTTCTCGTCGCGCTTCGCGACATAAGCCGCGTAGATCGCTTCGACGGTCTGTGATCGGATTTCGATGGCGGTCATTATCTGGCCTTGCGCACGTTTGGCTTGCTGGCTGATTTCTTCGCCGGCGTGCGGCGAACGGTGACAGCGGCTTGGCGGGCCGGCTTCTTGCGCGCGGGCGGAGCGGCCTTCTTGGTGGCGGCCTTCTTGGGGGCGCGATTCTTGACGGGCTTCTTAATGAGCGCAGCAAGTTCTGGGGCGAGGTTGGCTGATTTCTTCGCCGGCGCTTCCTCGACAACCACTACCGGCTCAACAACCGGCTCCGGCTCGATCATCCACGCGGGGATCGCGCTCTTTGTGGTCGTGGCGCGCATCGGCAGGATGATGCCGAACCCGTCAACCTCGGAACATCCAGAGAAGACGAAATGCGGGTGGCCAGCGTCTTTCGATGACGCCAAGACTCTCGTGCCGCGCGCGACGCCGGCCAATGCCGCGCCCAAACTGCGCAGTTGTTCCGCGTTGAACTCGCCAATCGGCGCGTCGTCGATAATCTGCTTCGGAACGACTCTGCGCCAATCGGGGAACTTGCCGTCGATAATCACGTCGCACCATTGCATGGCGCGCACGTTCTTGTCCGGCTTGGTGGGGAGCGCCAGGAGCGCATCGTTGTCGCGAACGTGCTTGATGTAAGGCTCGCCCGGCTTTCGGATGGTCGGCGTTTCAGAGGCGAGGGCGAGCGTAGCGCCGCTCACGACGATGAATTGCGGCAGCGTCGATTTGTCGTCCAGCGCGCGGGCGATCCACTTTCTTGGTTTGATGATCGCCGTCCCGCCCTCGATAAAGGCGTCCTTGTCGCGAATGACGATCAGGCGATGGCCGTCAGTCGAAACGAGCAGCGCGCCGCCGTCCTTGTGTGGCTCGATGTGGACGCCGTTGAGGTAATAGCGCGTTGGCTCTTTCGAGATGCAGCACATGGCGCGGCGGAACAGATCGGCGTTGACGACGCAGCGGAATGGCGGCTTGGTTACGGTTTCCATAGTCACAGGCTCCGGGTGGTGGATGATGAAACGCCAGCGGGAAGATGCCCCTTCGTCTGGCGATATTCGCGCGCCGCCGAAATTATTGCGTGCT